GATGAACTTCGCGCCATCTGGCATTACGCTGATTGGCAACCATTCCATCTGCTTCAACATCTTTGTTGCGTCTGGGCCTTGACCTTCGATCATCAACATGGAGTTGAGGCGAACGGCATCAACCAATGAGTTCATCGTGAAGTCATACTGGCGGCAGGCGACGAATGCTGATTCCGCTTGGCTCTTAATGTCTTGGAAGAGTCCGCTGCCAACCGAGTCGGTCAGCATATACATGATCTCATCCCATGAGTTGAAGAGTCCAATCTTGAGCATCATAAACCCATGTTGGCTTCTGACATCATCTTCGCTGATCTTACCTGCTCCTTTAATGTTGGAGTTGATGTAGTCCGAGATGGGTTGGTAGTCTTGAAGGATAATCGCCTTGCTGATCTTTCCGTCGAACTCCCTCCAGTAAACTTCGTAGAGGTCGATCTTTTGGTTTACGGAAAGTGACCAGTTAAATCCTGCTTCGCTGATTGTGCGGAAGAAGTCTTCGCGTGTCTTGCGATTGTTGCTGAATGCGCGGTGGAAGCGAATAGCGTCAATTGCTGCGTCCACATTCCATCCCATTGCTTCTGCCGCCGCACGATTCTCGATCTTCTTGTAGAGTTCGTATGGTGTCAGACGGACACGGCGCACAAACTCTTCAAGGTTGCAAAAGTCGATCCTAATGTCGTCTGGAAAGAGAAGGTCGGAGAGGTAAACGTGTTCTGGCATCCATCCGAGTGGGCTATCCCACATTCCGATTCCTTTTCCATACAACAACATTTCTTCAAGGTCTTGTTCTGTGTTGTAGAGGTATCCGGGCCATTCGCGGATTGCTTGATCAAATGCGATTCCGATGTTCTCTGAGTTAACGAGGCGTTCTTTTTCATTGCCAAATTTACTTTTGATCGTGCAGCAAGCCTGCCGTTCCGTAATTACATCGTAGTAACTGGACTTCTGGTTATCAACAATAAAACTAAGTTGTCCATAGTTAACGTCAGATTGCCAAGGCAAACGTTTTTCGGCAAGCTTGCTGTATCCTGTAGGGGGGAAAGATTTGTATGCTTTGTATATACGTAAACGCTTATTCTCACGCCCGATGTTAGCGAGTCGCAAATGATTTGCTATGTTCCAAGCGTGGTTCGCGTTGGAGATTCGCGTTTCGGGTGGTTTGCCATCTTGATCTAAAACAGCAAGTGAAAATTGGTCGTTACCTACGGAAAGCATATGTTTTATCTTTTAGGATAATTTATTCAATACGGCCCTACGTTTATTGCATGAAGGACATATTTTAGCTTTCTGTTCAAGTTTAGTTTTCAAAACTTTGTCAGTTACCGCTGCAACTGTATGGATGGCTTGAGCGATCTTGTCTCCAAGTCCATCACTATACCAGCAACGATCACTTGGTTGACGCTGGCAGATTTGATCTTCAACCATCTCTTCGATGTTAGTAGGAAGTTCGATGTTATTTGAGCGATAGTCTTTCTCGATATTTTTTATCAAGGAATTCCATGTGCTACCATGAACAATTGCAGGGAATGTGAGTTTATCGCGCTTGATTTCGTATTTCCAGAACCAGCCGCCGATTGGTGCGAGGTTTTTGTTTTTTAGTTTCATCTTGCTTTTGAAATGAAAATATATTTTCCTATTGATATGTCAAGAGTTTTTTCTTCAAACAAAGGTATTCGTCGTTACGGAATGCAATTTCCAGAAAACATGGACGATCTTGGTATTGAGTTGTTTTGCTATGCAATAAGCAGAGGGCAATATGGTAGAACTTATTGTGTTAGGAAAAATATAAATCTTTCAGATTTTAAACTACTTTCCCCATCTGAGCATTTTATAAATGCAGTTAAGCTCCAATGGCCAACTGAAGTTTCTATTGTCAATCGTGGTTATACCAATACCCAATTGCTGAGAACCCTCGATGAACTTTGTAGTAATACTGACATCTGTTTGGCCGGAGCCGCTTCGATGGGAAAAAGTTTTCCAGTTGGTCTTTGGGTCTATCTTGATTGGTGTTCTGCCCCGCATTGCACTTCATCTTGGGTAGCCACTACCACTTTGGGTGCATCCGAAGATCGTATCTGGGGTATCATCTCCAAACTTTATAAATGCGCTCGCGTTCAAATAGGTAAACTCATCGACTATCGTCATATGATTGTATGGGGTGGCGCGTCTAACGATGAGGATAAAGACTACCGAAATGCTATTAAAGCTCTCGCATTTCAATCAGGTAATGAAGGTCAGAAAGCTATTGATACCACCCGTGGTCGTAAGAATGATCGAGTTCGCCTTGCACTTGATGAGTTACCCGAAATGGAACTGGGCGCGATTACTGCAAGAACCAACTTAGCATCAAACAATGACAAGACATTCATAGGTATTGGAAACCCATCCGCTGGAGATAACCCACATACCCGTTGGGCTATGCCTAAAGGTTGCTCTAACTTTGATTCAGTCAGTCCAGATATGGATAAGTGGGAAACCGAGACTGGCGTTTGCTTGTTCTACAACGGTATGCGTAGCCCAAACTTCGCCGCGCCTCCAAATGAACCATCTCCATTTCCATTCCTTATGGATCGGGAGAAGCAACAGGAAATGCTCAAGTTGTGTTATGGAGACGAGAATGCAATTGACTATGTGCGTAACGCTATCGGTTGGTGGCCAAAATCTGGATTCGCTCAGACCATTCTTACTGCTGATTTGATTCGTAATGCTGATACCAACGAAGAACCATTATGGGATTCCGAGGGCTTTACTAAGGTGGCTGGCTTTGACACCGCATTTACAATTGGCGGCGACAGATGCGTTCTTACTATCGCTAAACTTGGGTTCGTGCGCGGAACTCGCAATCGTGTTATGTGGTTGGAAAGTCAGAAGGTAATTCAACTATCTGCTAATGCCGCTGCCGAGTTTGAAATCCAACTTGCTACTGAAGTTGTTGAGTTGTGCCGCGCGGCTGGCGTTCAGCCATCTAAGTTTGGTATGGACGTGTCCGGTGATGGTGGGCGAGTTGGGCAAGCTATCATTCGTGAGTGGCTACGTTTTGACGCTTCTGGGGCCGCTATCGCTCTTATCTCATCTATGGGTAAACCTACTGACCGAATCGCGGCAGAGGTTGATAAACGCCCGTGTAAGGATGTTTACGATAGGCTTGTGTCTGAATACTACTACTCGGCCTATCACGCCTTTAAGAGTCGCGTTATCTTTGGGATTGATCCTGCTTCAGATTTGGCGCGGGAACTTTGCCTGCGCCGATACACGATCAAGTCCAAGAAGATTGCTATTGAGACTAAAGATGAGCTTAAAGGAAGAACGGGATACTCGCCCGACTTGAGTGATAGCTTAATCTATGCCCTCGAAATGGCGCGGCGTAATGGACTTGTTTTTATCGGTAACGATAAACCAGTTCCAACTAACCGATTCTGGGCGCGGGATGAGGTATCAATTGATACCACTCAAGACGATGACTACGGATCAGACGATAACGGAGATTGGTAAAGGGTGGCCGGGTTAACTCAGCATTATCGGTAAGGGCGTTTAAAAGCGCACCGACCTCATCCGCCGACCATATAAAATTAATACTGGGCCAAGGCGTTACTCTTGGTCATGGTTTTAGTGACGGCCCCATGTATTGCCGTTTGGCTCTTTTTGCCACTTTACACAAGACTACTTCAAAGCTCGTAGTTAGCTGCATGACTCCATGCTTCCCAGTAAAGTTATTGTCACGCCGCACAATTGATGTCCATTGGTCATCCATGTTGCCATTGTGCGCTTTTCTACATCTACTATCTCGTCGGGAATGCCCAATCCGAATTGGATGAATACGTTCGTCTGGCAAAAGAACGTGACAAATTGTTTCAAAGATCAATCAAGAATACCTGCAAGTTCCAAAGTATTCGCTACTTCTTCTGGGACTACAATACGGATTACTTTCTCCCCGTCAAGATGTCCAATGGTTTCATGCAGTCGGATGTCGCTTTTCTTCACCCAACATTGATTGAATTTCTGACGAAACAGAATCTTTTCCGGTGTATTGGTTACTTCAGTTCCCTCGCAGATGATGCGGGATTCAAACGTATTATTTGTAGTCATAAATTATATATCCATTCTCTCTTGCCCATGCTACTTCATGGTGCAGCCTTGAATGACATTTGCGACAAGCCA